TGATCGATGAGCTGATTAAGTGGAATGACCAAGGAAACTTTGACCGGGCTTCAGCCCTGCTGATAGGGATGTTCTTCATGATGGATCTCTATGACAAGCCGGTAGAACAACAATCTGAATTTATTGAAACGGGGTTTTTCTCCCGTGAACTCTTTGTGTAATGGCTAAAAATCACATTCCAAAACAAAAGGTCTCATCTAGGAAGAAGACCAAGCAATGGGGCATTGATACTGTAAAAGGATTCATTCAAGAATCCAACTTCAATATGAACGGTAAGCACGATCTGCTGAAGTTCTATGAAGCATACAACGGCCACATGAACGAGAGTGACTACAACTACGTCACTAACCCGTACAACACCCCTGGAAAGCAACGAAACTTTCCCGCTAAGCTCCGGAACTACAACATCATTAAACCCGTCGTAGACCTTTTGCTAGGAGAGAAAACATCTCGTCCAAGCAACTATATGGTGACGGTCTCAAATGATGACGCAGTCAGTAAAATGGCTGAGGAGGAAAAGGCTATGGTGCTTGAGAACCTCGAGAAGATGTTCATCAATAGCCTGAACCAAAAAGGCATTAATACCAATCAGCCTAACCAAGAGGCTAAAACTCCCGAGCAGGTAGCAGAGTACATGAAAACAACCTACCAAGATTCGCGCGCAATCGTAGGTCAACAAGTACTGAACTACCTCAGGGACAACTTAGACCTGGAGGATAAGATGATGCGTGGCTTCTTTGACTGGCTGGTTTCTGGCTATGTCTACAGCTACAAGGGCGTCAGTATGGATGATGTGGAATATGAGATTGTCAGTCCTCTAGACATTGACTTCTCTAAGTCACCAGACCTGGAGTTTATTGAAGATGGGGATTGGGTAGTGCGCCGGCAATTGATGAGTGTCAACGCTGTTGTAGACCAGTTCTATGACCTGCTTACCGAAGAGCAGATAGATCAGCTAGAAGACCACAGCCGCAACAACTCTACGTCTTTCTCTATACCCTTCTTGCAACGGGTAGAAAACGACTTTGGTGACAAGGGCCGGTTTGTAGAAATCATGCATGTGGTATGGAAGACCTTTAGAAAGGTTGGCGTGCTGGAGTACATCGATGAGATGGGTGTTCAGCAAATGAGCATGGTAAGTGACACGTACAAGACCAATCGGGAGGCCGGTGAAACGACAGAGTGGTATTGGATCAATGAGGTGTGGGAAGGGTATCAGATTGACAATGACATCTACGTAGGCATTAACCCTGTTGCAGGTCAGCGTGCGTCTTTAGACAACATCTCTAAGTGCAAGCTGCCATACAACGGACGGGCTTACTCCAACAGGCATGCAGAGAACGTCAGTATCATTTCCATGGGAATGCCTTACCAGGTGTTGTACAACGTATTCCACTACCGGTTAGAGCTCACCATTGCCAAGAACAAAGACAAGATTGCTCTGATTGAAATGAACACTATTCCTAAGCGTCATGGCTGGGATGAAGAAAAGTTCATGTACTACGCGGACGCAATGGGCTTTGCGTTTATTGATTCTACTGCAGAGGGCAAGAACAACGAAAGGGTTTCCTTCAATCAGTACCAAGTACTGGACATGTCGCTTGGTCAGTATATGGCAACTCAGATTGAGTTGCTACAAGCCATCAAGCAAGAGTGGGAAGAGCTTTTGGGTATCTCTCGTCAGCGTAAGGGTCAGGTCATGGCCAGTGACGGAACAGGATCTACCAAAAGTGCCATTGCTCAAAGCACTGCCATTACTGAAGAGATCTTTAGGAAGTATGAGAAGTTTGAGCAAAAGGAAATGCAAGGACTCTTGGATACGTCTAAGCATGCATTTCGTGAAGGCAAGAAAGTCCAATACATCACTGACGACTACCGCAATGCTTGGTTAGACATCGAAGGCTCAAGCTATCAGGAAAGTGAGTTTGGAATCTTTGCTAAGAACTCCGCCCAGGAGACCCAGAAGATGGAACAGATGCGCGGTCTGCTACAAGCCATGGCTCAAAACGGAGTGGGTGTTGGTTCCATTGCTCAAATCCTAGATGCAGACAACTTCTCTAGGATCAAACAGCTTGCCGATAAAGTAGAAGCTAAACAAGCGGAGTTGTCTAAAGCAGCTCAAGCAGCGGAACAACAGAAAGAGCAAAGCAAGATGCAGGTAGAACTGCAGAAGCTCCAAGTTGAGCAACAACACGAAGCTCAAGAGAATCAAATGGATCGTCAAGTCAAATTAGAAGTAGCGCATATCCAAGCAGCTTCTAAGGATACAGACCACGATAACGACGGAAAAACAGATAAATAATAACGAGTACTGTTTTTCTTGGAATAATATTCCATATAACCTACATTCAATACGATGGCCGAAAACAAAGAGCTTGGCTTAGATAGCCTCAAAGGAGTAGACTGGCTGAACGATTCAGCACCTGCACCTGTAGAAACTCCAGCAGAAACGTCTGTTGAGAATTCAGAAGAACCTTCTGTAAATGAAGAACCGCAAGTTGCGGCAGAATCAGCTACAGAAGAGGAACAAACACCGGTAAATACGCCGGAAGAATCAGTAGCTGAGGAAGCTGAACAAGCTTCTGCACTGGAAGAANCAGCAGAAGAACCTACATCAGATGAGCCTGGGGTTATTGAAACCTTGACTCAGCGGTTGGGTTACCAAGTAGAAGGAGACTTCTCTGATGACTATGATGGTCTAGAGAAATACACTTCTGCTGTAGCAAACAAGATTGCTGAAGAGCAGCTTGGAAACATCTTCGAACAGTATCCTGACGTACGAGAGTACTTTCAATACCGCTCCAACAATGGAGATCCGCTGAAGTATTTCCAAGCGCAACAAGCGCAGTTGGATTACAGCGGAATGGCTGTAGATGACAATGTTGCCGTTCAAAGGCGTGTTGTACAAGATGGCATGCGTACGCAAGGCTTTGGTGATGAGGAAATTACCAAGATGCTAGATGCGTACGAAGACGCAGGTATCCTCAAGGATAATGCTGAAGTCTATCTCGGTCATCTAAAGCGCAACCAAGCCCAGGAAAAAGAACAGCTGTTGGTTCAACAAGAGCAGCAAGCAGCTACTCAACGTGCTGAAGCAGAGCAATACTGGCAACAAGTATCTAAGACTGTAGACTCTGGCGAGCTCAAGGGGCTACAAATTCCCCAACGTCAGCGCAAACAGTTTTACGATTGGATGACATTACCGGTAGATCAGAAGGGTTCCACACAACGGGACCACGACCGCAGTAAACTCGATACAGAAACAGCCCTAGCGCTGGAGTATCTGATCTATCAAGGCTTTGACTTGAACAAGCTTACAAGGAACATCGCCAAAACAAAAACAACCCAGAGCTTGAAAGCAAAGCTCCAAAGTTCTCCCTCCGCCTCGACTAGGATGAAGTCTCGTAGCAAGTCGACTGTAACCAAAGGCACCCCCCTTCCTTCATTGCGGGATTTGCTATAACCCTAACAAGACTAATCTATGTCTGACAATTTGAAAAAGTTGCGTCTTTACGAAGACGTATTTAACGCCGATGGCATGACCGACGAGAACTCGTTGGCCAATGCACTCATGACCCAACCGGACGTTCTCTCTCCGGTTATTACTCACCTCTCTGGTCAAGAGGATAAGCGTTTCCCACTGTCCTTCCTGACAGAAGGTATGGGCAACGTGAAGTACATCAATGATGTAGAGTACGATTATCCAGTAATGGGTCGCTTGAATAAGAGCGTTCCTTGTATTGGTAACGGCACTATTACTGTCAATGGTGGTACTGTGATGTTTGTGGATCGTTGGTTCGTCAAGAACTACATCGTGGAATTTGGTGATACCAACAACACTCAGATTCGTTTGACCAGTGACCCTGTTCAAACCTCTGGAGGTTGGAAGTATAACTGTGACTTGGTCACAAGCGACAGCGCTACAGAAGTAGCCTCTAGCGAGCTGTCTGGAAAGCTGGCTGTTCAGATTTTTGCTGCTAACGCTTTTTCCGGATCGCGTGGTAACGAAAGCAACTGGGTCGCTCCTTCCAAAATGCGCAACCAGATCAGCTTGATTCGTAAGTCATACCGCTACGAGGGTAACATGCCCGACCGTGTGGTCAACTTCGAGTTCAACGTTGGTGGTCGCTCAACCAACCTGTGGTACGACTTTGAGGAGTACCAGCACATGTTGCGTTGGAAAGAGGAGACTGAGTTGGCTATGTGGTACTCACGTTACAACCGTGATGGCGACGGACTCATTCACTTGCGTGATGAGAACGGCAAGGCTATTCCTCTCGGTAGCGGCGTGATTGAGCAGATTCCTAACGTTGACACATACTCTGTGCTCACCGCTAAGAAGCTCAAGGGTGTTGTACGTGACGCTCTCTATGGCGCTTCAGATGCTTCCCAGATGAACATTGTTCTCTTCACCGGCCTCGGTGGTATGGAAGAGTTTGATAACGCTATGAAGGATGAGCTGTCAAGCCAGACTTACATCAAGAACACCGATCCCGGATCGTTCGTTGGTGGAAGCGGTCGCAACCTCTCCTTGGGTGGATTCTTCACTCAGTACCAGCACATCGATGGGCACACCATTACTGTGCGTCACTTGCCCTTGTTTGATCACGGTGCACGTGCTCTTGCTAGTGATCGCCACCCTGTTACGGGTCTTCCACTGGAGAGCTATCGCATGATCTTCTTGGACATGAGCACCTATGATGGTGAGAACAACGTCAGCATGATTACCCGGAAGAACCGTGAGTTGGTTCGTTGGGCTGTAGCTGGTGCTTCAGTACCTCCTGGGTTTGGTGGAAACGCATTGCGTGCCACTGACGTAGACGGCTCTGCTGTCCACTTCTTGAAGGAGTGTGGCATTAGCATTCGTCGTGCTACTAACTGCTTGCACCTGGAGTGCATTCGCAGCTAATCCGATTATGGATGGGGGAGGGCTTTAACGGCTCTCCCCTTAATCCTACACCGAAAAGAGATGGGAGTAAGAAAAGGTTTATGGCACAACATTCACGCTAAACAAAACCGCATTAAAGCGGGGTCTGGTGAGCGTATGCGTAAACCTGGATCAGCAGGAGCTCCTACTAATAAAGCAATTAAGAATTCACAGAAGAAGAAAAGTAAAAGACGGAAGGCTAAGACGAAGAAGTAATGGCTGTAACCAAAAAACGGCAAACTGCTATTCGTCGCACCACACGTGGTAAAGGGGCTAACTACCGCTCTACCAAGTCTGGTGCAGGCATGACTAAGAAGGGCGTTGCTGCCCATCGCAGAGCTAACCCAGGATCCAAGCTGAAGACAGCTGTAACGGGTAAAGTAAAGAAGGGATCTAAATCGGCTAAACGCCGCAAGTCGTATTGCGCTCGCTCGTTGGGACAGCTAAAAAGAAGCAGCGCTAAAACCCGTAACAACCCTAACTCACGTATTCGTCAAGCACGAAGACGTTGGAAATGCTAAGTCATGCCTTACAAGACATCTAAAAAATCCAAGAAGCGCATTATGCGCCAAGGTGGTACTTCTCTAGTTAAACTTAAAAGCCCCC